GGTCGTTCAAAATGATTAGTTAAAATTAAATTTTTAACTGAATTGATTACCGCATACTCTGCTTTGTATGTGTTTATGTCTTTGCGAATTGGATGAATTGCAAAATTCAAATCCAAATCTTTGAAAGTTCGTGTGGAATCTATATTTACTGTTGCCATTTTCTATTTATCTCATCCACCGATAACAACTGTTGCAGAACCTGTCTCAATTATGTTAGTTCCTGCACTATTAGTATCAAAGTGGCCGCCAGTTCCTGCATCTCCCGTATCAGCAGTATCACCAATACGAGCTGCGCCGTTTGTGCCATCATTCAAATCTATTAGTGGTGCGTTAAGTTTCATATTTCCAGTAGAACGAATATTACAAGTTCCATCTACATTCATATCAAAGTTACCTTGAACATATAATTCTGCATCACCTTGAATTGTGACTTGACATTTACCCATAATGTAAACTTTGTCATCACCCATTACAATCTGATAATTATCTTTAGTAACTTTCTCTACTTTATCGCCATCTGGAAACCATTCTTGAAAAGAACCATTTCTGTGTGCTAAATGAATTCTTTCTGCTTCTGGAGTATCATCAAATTCTAATAGATGACCAGATTCAGTCTCAACAACATTATTATATGGATAAACTGTATTATAAAGTGTTTCTGGTTCATCCCATGAATCACTTACAGTTTCAACTCCAGTTACAAGATTATCTTTTCGTTCTTGTATAAAAGTTTCTGTTATTGATTCTGAATCATTTCTTGCAATACGAGAAGTTGTTGGTTCATCTAAAAATTTAGGATAACTATCGGCTTGACCTTTTTCTGTGATTACTATTCCAGTACCATCAGTATTATATTTTTTACTATCCGGTGTTTTCGGTGCAGTTGTCAACTTAGATGCAGTTCTTGGATCACTAAATGCTTCTTGTGAATTGGCCGCTTTTAAAGGAATACCAGGAAACACACCAAACATAATTGGCTCTTGTGCATTGTCTCCATCTGCAAAAAATCCCATAACCATATCACCCTCTTTTGGTGTATATGTGTGTGCATTATTCAATGGCATAATAGGAGTTGCCCAAGGAAGATTTTCAGTTGGCAAATCCATTTTATTTTCTGAGTGCCAACCAACACATCTAACTTTACACCTACCTAATTTGATTGGGTCTTGTCTGTCTTCAACAACACCAACCCACCAAATAAATCCTGCTTTGCCAGCAAAATCATTTGAATCAGTTTTTCTTTGCATATCAATATTCCATTATCTCTTGGACTTCATCAACAGAACTTTCTAAAATTTTACCAACAGTTGTGGATGAAGTTGCAATTTCAATAATTGTTTCATGTTTTTCATATCCAATAATATGGCGAGAAGCAATTATCATATATTTTCCATTCAAACTCTTATCATCAGGAGTTTCATTTTTTTCTTTTTCTCCAAAAATTGGAACTTGAAAATTAACATTAAATCCAGAACTTAAATCAAAATTACCAGGCATAACAACCTTTATTCTTTTTGACATTAAATTATTAATAATTGCTTTTCTTTGAAATAAAAAATCTTCTTGATTTTCTTCTTTTGATAAAGATGTTGGATCATTTTTCTTTATATACTCACTAAATTGTCTAGCTGTACTAAAAATGGATAATGATACTCTAGAATTATATGTTTTTTGATTTTGAGTACCATCTCTATTTTTAATGTCTGTTACATTTGGTGTATCGTTTCCATGATCCATACTAGAATAATGGTCACTATAAGTTATTTTTTTAGAACTTATTGTTTTTGTAATTGGATCAAATCCAATAAAAGTTCCAGCATTAACACCAGTCCTTGTTCTTTCAATCAAGTTTGCTGAAGAGACAACTTCAAATGCTTTTGCACCCGAAATTTCATCAAGCTTAGATATGTTTTTTAAATTTTTTGTTATAAATTGAATATCTAAAATTTCACTTTGAGGTAATAAACTAGATAAAGAAACAAAATTATATCCTGTTTTATTTTGAAAAAACATAAAATTTGGTGATTGTTTTAAATCAGTTGCTCTTTTTGTACACCATAAAATTGCATCAAGTGGTGATAAATTTGGAATAACAATATTTTTAATTCCTGAAGAATCGGAATATATTCCTTCTAAATTATTTTTTGATACTTGAAGATAATCTTCCATTATGTTTTTAATTATTTCAGAATAAGTATTTTCATATGATTGGTTTATTAAATTTTGATCCGAAAAAATTAATTCATCCGAAACAAAATGTAAAATATAACTTTCTGCATTTTGTGTGTTATTGAATCTTTTTGATTGTTTGTATATCCTAAATGCTTTTTTAAATGATGCAATACTATCACTACTATCAAATTTTGAAATGTCTATCAATATAGATTCAGAACCATCAAATAATAATTTTCCAGATAAACCTAAAGAATCTGTAATTAAAATATTTCCACTCATCACAGGCATAAAAATTGAATCAAAAATATTGAGTTCAGCGTATATTGTCGAAATATCAATTCTTCCACCTTTTGTTACTATCACCAATTCATTTATAGTGAATTGATTTGAATTTTTAATATTTTCCATTATAAATTAATAATCCGTTTAAATTCTTTTTCAATTTGTGGAATGAAATTATTTTTTATCAATGTAATCTCTCTTTTGGATTCATTTTCTTCCATTTCATAATCATAATAAGTTTTCTTTGATTTTGTAATGGTTTGTGTAATTGTATCTCCACTTTGTAATGTAATTGTTGATGATGATGTGGCCACATTTGCATAAGTGTTTGCATCAACTTGAATTTTTTCAATTAGAGTTACATTATCAATATCTGTCTTAGTTACAATTTTATAATATGCTTGAACATTATTAGTACTCATTGCCCATGCAAGACCACTTTGTACTGTTGTATTTGCAGCACCATTTGCAGTATATTTTGCACTTACAAATTCAATAAAAGTATCATATTTTAATGGCCAATCAAATTGTGGGTCAACGATATCATTAAACAATAAAACAATCCAATGTCTTTCTGCACTACCATAATATTTGTATGCAATGATTTCTGGAGTATCCGATTCTTGAATTTGATATTTGTAAAAAGCCGATGAATTATTTTTCAACGATTGTTCAAATCCAAACCTTGCAATAATGTTTGTTACAGAGTCTAATCCATTAGAAGCGTCACTATTGCTGTAAATTGTTTTTGGAAAGTAATTAAAATATTTTGACATAAAATTTTAAGATTCTTGGTGTTTTTTAATAATCAAGGGCCGAACCCAGCGTTACCGGTTCCATAAACAATAGATACTGGAGGTGTAGTTCTCTTTGTTTTTCCATCATTAAAATTATCCTTAGTTAAATAATTTACTTCAGTAAATGTTAGTGTCATCTGAATTAATACAGGCATACCTGTTCCTCCTAAAATAGGTTTGGTTGAGTTGCCGCTTTCATAAGCATGAAATCCCTGAGGGCTATAATTAACTTGTATGTCTTTCAGAACACAAATTCCTATAGGATCAATATTTGGATTTTCTGAACCAGAATAATAAAATTTAATTTCAAACTCAGAGGGTGGTATTAAAAAGCCTTTTCCTAAAGTATCAGATAATTCTGGAGCTTGATGAAATCTTAACCTTTCAATTATTTTTTGAACTTCAAGTGCTTCTTTTTCATCTCTTGGATAAAACATAAAATCAAATTGAAATGTTCTAAAACTAGGAGAAACATAAAGCATTTCCAACATAGGATTTATAACATTACCAGTAACAGCAAAAGCACCAAGTGTTCCAACATCACCTAATGCTTTATTTGCGGCAAGAAATCCAAGAGCAGCTGCAGATTTTGTTATGATTCTTTTCAAATCAATTTCATTAGGTTTTTTCCTACCTGTCATCAAATCTTCCACATCTGAACCACCGGCAGCAACAAGTTGGCCAAGCATTGAATTACCTGGCCGAACATCTGTGTATGATTGAGTATATGAAAAATTTAAAGTATCTGGCATGTATAATGCAATTGCATCAGTTGTTCTTGTAGTTTTTTTCAACAATCCAAATCTATTATCAGTTAGAGTTTTAATATTATTTGAAATTATTTTTTGAGTTTCTACTCCACTTCCAGATAAAACATTACTTCCACCAGAAGGACCAAAAATATCATTCACACCATCACTAATTCCTTTTGAGGCATTTGGAAAACTTTTTGTAAAGGAATCACTTATTTTACCCAATACACCATTTGTTGCATTATTAATTTGTCCTATAGCAGAACCCATTTTACTCATTACTGGACTGGCAAAATTAACTCCTGATTTTCCCTGCACCACATTTGATAACTCATCACCAACAGAATAACCCGAATAATCATTTTGGTTTTGAAAGCTTTCATCTGAATACGAACTTCTATCTTGTTGCCTGACATAAATCATCATATAATGTCCTTTGTCGGCCGAACCAAGGTCGAGAGGATATTTAAAAGTATTTGATTCAAATTTATTATTATATAAAGGTGACAGAGGCCCTTTAGCTCTATCTGTAGCACCTTTACTAAAAGTTGTTTCAAAAAAACCGAATAGTGACATATTGTTCCTACAATTGTTATAGATAGTATTTATGTCATATAAAGGAATCTTTCGTCCCAAAAACCCAAAGAAATATAACGGTAATGCTAATAATATTATCTATCGTTCTTCATGGGAAATCAGAGTAATGAAGTGGTTAGATGACAATCCCAAAGTTATCTGGTGGGCATCGGAAGAATTGCCGATACCTTATAAGTCTCCTATCGACCAAAGAGTGCATCGTTATTTTCCAGACTTCATCGTTAGGATCAAACGGAAAGATGGTCAGGAGATGACGATGGTGCTGGAAGTAAAGCCAGAGTCACAAACAAAACAACCAGTGCGAAGACGTAAGACGGCACGGTTTATTCAAGAATCCGCAACATATGCCATCAATCAAGAGAAGTGGCGAGCAGCTGACTTATTCTGCAAAGAACATGGATGGCAATTTAAAGTGCTTACTGAAAAAGACTTAGGTATTTGAGATAAATAGATAATGGCAAAATTACTTGATAGAATTAAAACATCACTTGCAAAAGAAGGTCTAACTCCTAGAACCAATGCATCTAGAGCATGGTTACGGGCAAAAGTCAAAGATTTAAAACCAACATCCTCTGGATTGATGACTGACAGGCAAAGACTTAGGACTTCTTCTATGATTGGAAAGATGTACTTCTATTTCTATGACCCAAAAACAAAAGACTCAATGCCTTATTATGATAGATTTCCTTTAGTAATTCCTATTGAGCGATATAACGATGGGTTCTTAGGACTAAACTTACATTACATTCATCCAAAAAACAGGATGATTTTGTTGGATAAATTAAGTGATACAACAAGTAATGGTACTTATGATGAAAACACTAAACTGAAAATTAACTACAGATATTTGGCGGCTGCATCAAGAGTATTTGAAGCAACTCCTTGTATTAAAAGATATTTATTTACTCAAATAGAATCTCGATTTTTAGAAATCACTGCTGATGAATGGGACATTGCTGCATTGTTGCCTGTAGAATCATTTGTTGGTGCCAGCACAAGTAAAGTTTACGCAGACTCAAGGAAAAAATTCTAATGTCATTTTCACCAAATCTATTTCTCGCAAATATTAGGTCTAAAGATGGCCCAGCAAAGACTTCACGATTTGAAGTTATTCTTCCTATACCAAAATATATTGGCAGTTTTGTTCAAAGTTCTGTTCTTGAAAAGATTTTGAATTTTCCAAATTCAATTTTTGGTAATGTATCCGATGCAATAAATTCGGCAATTGGAAAAGATGGAGGTTCTTCACAGGGAGCAAATCCAGCTATTTCAAGAAGTTTAGCTTTACAATGTGAATCAGCAGAATTACCAGGAAAAACATTACAAACACATGATGCTAGAGTTTATGGACCAAATTTTAAAGTTCCCTATTCAACACAATATGCTGGTGATACAACAATGACGTTTTTATGTACTAATGAATTTTATGAGAGAAAATTATTTGACCGTTGGTTAGAAGCAATTAGTCCCACCGATACAAATAATGTGAGATTTCCAAAAGGACAAGAAACAAGGTACATGACAAACATTAAAATTATTCAATATGATGATTTTGTTAAACAAATTTATGCAATAGAATTAATTGATGCATTTCCTGTTGGAATAGCACCACAAGCATTAAATTGGAGTGATGATGCTTTTCATAGATTATCAGTTCAATTTTCTTATCAAAAATATAAAACCATATACGATGGAACTTATGATGTTGGCAAAGCGGCAGCTGCTATTTTTGGATCCGCAGCATCTAGGTTATCACCACCTGGAAGAGCACTTTAATTATTAACAAGCGAGGACATTATGTTACCTAAAATTGATACACCCATCTATGAAACAAAATTAATTTCCACAGGAGAAGTTGTAAAATTCAGACCTTTTTTGGTCAAAGAACAAAAACTTTTCCTGATGGCTTCAGAATCAGGAGAATCAAAAGATACAATATCAGTTATTAAACAAGTTTTAAATAATTGCATATTATCCGATATCGATGTTAATTCATTACCAACTTTTGACCTTGAAAATCTTTTCTTACATCTTAGAGCTAGATCCGTAGGAGAAGTTGTTAATTTGAAATTTAATTGCAATAATGTAGTAAAGAATGAGAACAACGAAGATAAAGTTTGTGGTAATTTAGTAAAAATTGATGTTAATGTTTTAGAAATTGAACCAACATTGAATGAAAAACACAACAGTAAAATTGAAATTACACCAAAATTAGGAATTGTTTTAAAACATCCAACTTTTGATTTAGCCTCTAAATTAGATTCTTCCGAAAAAGATGTTAATACTATTGTGGATATTATAATTGATTGCATTGATTACATATACGATGAAGAAAATATGTACTATCCAAAAACAACACCAAGAGAAGAACTTGTTGAATTTATTGATAGTTTACAACAAAAAGACCTTGAAAAAATTCAAAACTTTTTTGATACTATGCCAAAAATTACTAAGAAACTAAAGTTTAAATGTTCAAAATGTAATTATGAAGAAGAAATTACACTTGAGGGAATTCAAAGTTTTTTCGTATAAATTTAAATCATGAAAGCCTTGGTAATCACTATCAAACTAATTTTGCATTAATGCAACACCACAAATATAGTTTGACAGAATTGGATAATATGTTACCTTGGGAAAGACAATTGTATGTGGATATGTTAATAAGACATATCGAAGAAGAAAATGAGAAACAAAAAGAACAACAGAGAGCAAGACGATAATGGCAACTTTAGCAGAAAATTATAAATCACAATTAGCCGGCCCAGCAGTTGCAGGTGATATAAAATCTATAAAATTAAATATTGCTAAATTAGTTGCAATTCAAGGTGGAACTCCGGCAACTAAAGCATCTTCTTTTTTCAACCAATCAAAAACTAAAGAAAATGCATATGAATCAAGTTTTTTGAAAAAGAAAGATACATCTCCAACTCAAGTATCTAAAACTTCTGGTTCATCTGGTGGTAGTTTTTTTGATAGTATAGGTGGTTTCTTTAAATCATTATTAACTGGAGGTCTAATTGCCGGTGCCATAGCAGTTATAGGTAAAATATTAGAAGATGAAGAAACTAGAAAATCTATAAAAGGACTTTTAGTTGATACATTTGAAGCAATTTTTAATGGTATTAAAAATATTATCACTTTTGCTGGAGAAGCATTAAGTGATCCTAAAGTTATTCTTGCTATTATTAATGTTTTTGTTGAATTGGGTAACCAACTATGGAATATAGTCAAATCAATAGACCAAACCTTAAAAAATGAACTTGGTGTTCCTGGTGGACTTTTAAGTGTTATAGCTGTTGGTGGAACTTTATATGTTGCGTTTGGATTATTATTAGCTGCATTGGGTGGATTAACAACAGCTGCAAGTATAGCCGCTGCAGCTTGGGGTGCAAAAATTGGTGGATCAATTGGACCAGGAACAAAACCTGGAGTACCAGGAACAACACCACCAGGAACAAAACCTGGATCACCTGGAACAACACCACCAGGAACAAAACCTGGATCACCTGGAACAACACCAGCAGGAACAAAACCTGGATTTGCAATGTCAGCAGAAGAAAAGATTGCTGAAAATAAAGCAAAACAAATGGCCGCAGAAAAAGGAGCAGCAAGAGCGGCTGCAACTAGAATGACGGCTAAATCATTTGGTAGAGCTGCATTGGGTGCTGTAACAGGTCCAATTGGTGGTGCTTTCATGACAGCAATGATGTTATATGATATAGCAAACTGATTGGCACCTAGTGAATTGGCCGCAGTAGAAACACATACGCAAACATT